AGTTGATTGATGATTTGGCTACGATGGGCAGACACACAAACACTACTATGCTTTGCTTGAGCCACTATCTAACGAACTACAAAAAGACCCGTCTGTTGCTGAACGAAGCCACGCACATCGTGGTCTATCCAATGGCGACCTCATTCCACGCATTGTCCTATCTCCTCAAGACACACATTGGTATGACGAAGGACGACTGCCGAGACTTGAAGAAGCAAGGACGCTGGGTCTGTGTCTATAAACATTATCCGCAATGGCTGGTGTCTGCTCACCACGCTCGTATTCTCAATCAATAGGTGTGATTTTGTTGCTTCATCAAGGTAAGATAGGCAAGATAGCCATTCCGCAAAGTTCGTGGCTGGGATTTTTGGGGTGCCCTCGTGAGGACTTTGCGTTTTGGGTGTCTTGGGTGTCTTACCTTGATGAGAGCATCTTTACTTAACCCATCACACAACTTGAAACCCAGTCATTTTTTCTCTGGACATAACATAGATGTCTTTCATACCTCAATGGAACCAATACACTTCTTATGCCGTTGGGTCGTTGGTTTTGAGCAGTAACATAACCTACATATGTATTTTAGCAACCCGCCCATCAGTCACACCTCCCGCATCTGCTCCTTCGGTTTGGTCGGTAACCTCAACCACACTTCCGAAAGGCAAGGTTGGTTTCAGCCAACTCACTTGGACACCAAACTCTCCCACCACCCCCTCCTATTCGGCGGCGGTTTCCGTATCACCTCTTCTCCTTGCGACCTCTCAAGTCTCCGCAACTATTCAGTTGGGGCAGAACGCCACCGCTTCTGATATAATCCTTGCTTCTAATGCGTGGCTGATTTCTGCTCAATCTTCGCCTACCACGGAGACTGCTGGACAGATTGTCTTTTATGTATCCAATAGTGGGGACCCAAGACCACCAAATAATGTCTTAATAGAATGGTCAGTTATTGCTTTTTAATATTTTCCCATAAGAGAATAGATGGATTTCCCAAGCGTTGCGGCATCAGCGGGGTTGAGTTCCTCGGCACTGCTGATACTTTTTCTGCTTTACAATCTTTACCGAGCCATCAAAGGTCATCGGCTTCTTTCGGACTGCTGCGGTCGTAGGGGAGAGGTAGGCTTTGATGTGCGTTCATTTCCCCCGTCACCGCCAGAAGAAAGCCAAAGTCTTCTACTTCCTTTGAACGACTTGGGTGAGCGGCTGCGAAGTCCTTCCGTAGTTGTTCAAGTATCTCAAGGACAGATTGTGGAGCAAGAAACTTCGTTAGGGCACCAAAAGCATCCTTCCCACAACATTGCGGTGGTAAAGAGCGGGACCGAACAAGGTTATCAAGCCATCGCTCTATCCACATAAGTTCTGTTGGACTACACGAGTGTTCCACCAGTTCTTTCCCCGTTTTGGTAGAGAGTTTCGGTTTCTCTGGCTTGAACTTCTCGGGTGGGGCGTCTGCGACGGCGGAAGCATCTTTTTTTACCTTCCAATCCTTTCCAAAAGGTGACGAGTAGTTCATTATTCTCTCTATAGTATATAGATAAGATGTCTTTGGACGATGTGAAAGATTACCCATTGTCCGATGGTGATATACGGCGTATGCTGGGTGACGACATCAGTATCAAGACTTACCCCGATTTGGCGAAGATGAGGTCAATAAACGAGTGTTTTGATAGCAAGGGTCGTTGTATCTTGCTCTTTCTCACATCGTCGCCGACGGAGGGTCACTGGTGTTGTCTGCTGAACAAGAAGAAGGGCATTGAGTTCTTTGACCCGTATGGCGACAAGCCAGAGAAGCAGAAGGAAGGTGTGCCTCAAAGTCGCTTGGAGGCATTGAACCAAAGCCAACCTTACCTTACAAAACTACTACGAGCCTCGGGACGCCCAGTGTATTACAACACACACGACTTCCAGCAAGACAAGCGGTCCATCAACACTTGTGGTCGTCATTGCGTCGTCCGATGTCTCTATGGACCCTATTCGTTGAACAAATACAAGGACATCATAGATGCGAGTGGGCTCTCGCCCGACAACTTTGTGAGCGGTTTAACCTACGATAAACTCCGCAAGTAAAAAATATGTCTATGAGATATAGATAAGATGTTCTCTTCCAGCATTCAGACGATGGGAGGCACTGCCCTTGAACCAGATTATGTGTATTACAATGCCGACATTGTGAATAACACGACGGCGAACACCTTCAACGGCGTTGCGGTGAGCGACCCGCAAATCCGTTTCAACGAAACTCGTGATACGGCGATTATCAAGAACGCAGCGGATTATTACTTCTCCATCATTCGTTTCACGATGGACGGAGCGAACAAGGACCTTCCGTTGTTCATTCCAGTGATACAAGAGGGCACGGGGCAAGTCAATGTTAATCTTACGGTTTATTCTATGGCGGTAGGTTTCCAGCAGACCTTCACCGACAACGCCGCAAACCAGTATGTTCTGACCGCCGCTCCAACTCCCCGCTTCATTCAGTATGCTCCCGAAACGGAGAATGCGATAGTGGCTCCCACTCCCCGCACAATGGCGAACAACCAGTTCCAAGGCGTCTATGATAACACCATCGGATACCAGTTGGGACAGATTGTAACACTGGGAGGCATCAATGTAGCCTATGGCTCATACTTGAGCGGACCATTCTATCAGCCTATCACGCCTCAAGCGTGGAATGGTCGTGCGAACTACCCAGCGGGTTCGGCGGTCCAATACAATGGGCAGTTCTACTACAATAGCGTCGCCGTCCCGCCTCCCGCCTTTTCGGCACCGCAGAACCCTACGCCCGATTTGGGTGGTTCGTGGGTGGCTGGAACGCCCGTGTTTGGAACGGCGTTCTTCTTGCCCGTCGCCCAGTCGCCTTATTGGGTGTTTGCGGGTGAAAACCAAGGTCAATCGCAAGACTTGACGAGCCGTTACTACTGGGTCTATACTTTCCAGCATTGGGTGGATTTGTGGAACTTGACGATGCTTGACCCCGCACAACTGGGAGCGGCGGCGGGAGCAAACTCAACTTGTGCCTACCAAGACACTTACAACGCATTGGCGGCTCTCTTTGCGGGTCAAGCGGGATTGGCGGGTTACACTTTCCCTTACCCCACCTTCGGCGACTTTGTGAATGCGGTCTATCCCCCAGTGATGACTTTTGACCCAGCGACATTCAAGTTCATTATTCAAGCGGATAGCAACGGCTTTGGTCAGCGTCTGACGACTTATGTTCCCGTCGCTCCAGCGTTGCCCGTTGTTGGTCAGCCTACGGCACCGAATGCTCGTCTCTTCTTCAACGCCAATATGTATGGTCTCTTCAGCAACTACGACAACACCTACTACAACACCATAGGCAACACTGGATTGGCGTTCTCACCTTATCCAAATGTTGTTGTCCCCGACGGCTATGTGAATGAAATCCTTTTCACCAACAAGTTCTACCGCAATGTTGCGGACTACCGCTTACCTCCCTACGCTGGAGCACCTCCTCTCGGCTATGTCCCCGCCGCTCTTCAGCGGGTCTATTGGTTGGCGGAGCAAGACTACCCTTCAGTGGATAGTTTGTGGTCTCCCGTCTCGTCCATCGTTTTCACCTCAACACTTCTGCCCGTCAAGTCAGAGGCTACGGGTGCTCCCGTTGTTCTCGGCACTGGAAACATTGGGCAGAGTTCCGCTACTGTTCAGTCTGCTTTCCAGCCTATTATCACGGACATCTCACTGGACACGAGCCAACTGGGCGGAACGGCTGCCTACCGCCAGTTCATCTACTACGCTCCGTCTGCCGAATACCGCCTTTCCGACTTCTCCACTTCCAAGCAAGACATTCGCAACATTGATATCCAAGTCTATTGGAAGAACCGCTTGGACAACCAACTCTACCCCATCAATATGTTCAACCTTTCGTCGGTCGCCATCAAAGTTATGTTCAAGCACAAGGACGCCAAGGCATAAGACACCCAAGACACCCAACCCGACAAGTCCATCAGTTCTCAAACTTTTCCTCCACGAGGACAACTTTGAGATT